TAAAGGGCCAAGAACTTCGTCAATTAACTGAAGCAGGTGTTGGTATACTTCCAGAACTTAGGAAATTAACTGGTTATTCAGAAGCAGCCCTTTCAACACCAGGAAAGTTGAATATTCCTGCATCAGTAGTTCGTCAAGCCCTGGTAAATATGGCAAGTGAGGGTGGTAGATATTATGGATTATTAGAACGTCAAATGCAGACAATTGGCGGTTTATTTTCAAATCTTGCGGATTCAGTATTTTTTCTTTCTGCAGAATTTGGTAAACATATTGTTCAAATATTAAAATTGCATGTTATTATACCAAAGTTTACTGCTTTTTTAATGAAACTGTTAAAACACTTCACTGAATTGGATGAATCACAAAAGAAACTTGTATTTGGATTAGGTTTATTTCTTGCTGCAATTGGACCTCTTTTAGTTGCATTTAGTACATTAATCAAATTGGGTTCCTTTGTAGTGACTACTTTTAGAATGATTGCTCTTGCAGCAATTCAAGCAGAAGGTGGAGTATTAGCGTTTATGGGTCAAGTCATTTTGATACCATTAGCGATTCTCGCTGCTATTGGTGCAATTGTCTTACTTATAGATGAAATTAATGTATGGATGAAGGGTGGAGAAACTTATCTTGGTGATTGGCTTGGACCATATGCAAATTATTCTGCAGGAGTAACTAACTTCCTGAATAAACTCAAAGGATATTATGACCAAGCAAAACAAGATTTAAATACAGTAAAAGATTACATTATAGTCGAGTTTATCCCTCCAATTAAAGACGCCTTTCAGGGATTAAGTGATTTTTTAGCTGGTATTTGGCAGGATGATCAGAATAAAATGACAGAGGGATTTAAACGTTTATTACCAGCTATTTGGAAAATGTATTCGGCTTTTATTAATGGTATTGCTTTTTTTGTTATTGAATCTTTTAATAGAGTTATGGATTTCCTCGTTGATGCAATTTTATTACTTGGAGACAAAATAGGAAACCTATTTTCTTGGGTGTTGACAAGGGGTATTGGTGCGATACTTGACTCTATAGGGAATGTGATTAAACAAGCCCTTGGTATAAGTAAAAGTGCAAAGACTGGCAAATATCTTGGAGATGCAGGCGATGCATTTTTAACAAATGACATGGAAAATTTTAACAAGATGACATCGGCACTAAAGGCAACAGGAAAAGCTGCCTGGAATAATTTATTCTCGCCACTTGATAAAGGTAATGAATCTTATTTAGCTCTTCAAGAACAAATCAGTACTTTAAAAGGAGCAGTGTCAGGTTCTGCCAGTGATCTTAAAAAAGGTATTGGCGATATTAATCTATCCGATTTACCTTATGGTATTAGAAATCTTGCTGGTGGTGGACCAGCACTAACTCCAAAAGGAATAGATTAATATACCGAGAACAGTTGAGATAAATAATGATATAAAAGTAGAAGTTCCTTATGGAACCAAGAGAGAACAAGCAAATTTCTTAAAAGATGCTATGGAACAGATAGCAACAGACTCTCTTAATCGTGCTGCTGATGCTATTTTAGTCAAAAATAAGGGTGTACAATGATATTAACCTTGTTCAGACACGTGAAACCAGTATCTCCATCTGTGGTATTGGTTGCATCTCGTAAAGACCCCGGTCGTGTTGGGTCATTATCTCTTGATGCTACATTAGATGACTCACATGAGTTTGCTAATGAAGTAACAAGTTTTCCAATTGAAGAAGGTTCTGATATTAACGACCATATTAAAAAAGAACCTATGACTTTGTCTATAACAGGGTTTATTACAAATTCACCAATAATTGTTGTACAAAATCTTAATGAGATTGTTTCAAATGAAAATAATACATCGATAAATACCAGTGAAGTAACTCGCAATAATGTAGCAGGAAGTTTCACTGAATTAATGAAGATTATGGGAGAGAATTATCCTGAACAACCAACAAGTGCAACTGTTGTTATAAATAATCCTCGAGTCATTGAGGTTGTCACAGGATTAAGAGTTTATTCTGATATGGTTATGACTCGATTGAGTATAAAACGTACTCCAAGTGATGGTGAGTCTTTAACTTTTAATGCTTCATTCAGAAAAATAGTAAAAGTAAAAAGAGAGTTAGTTCATCTTGGAGCAGTTAGCTCTACTTCCAGTGGAAATGCAGGTGGTGGGGCTACTCCTACAATAAAAGATGATGCTGATGGCATACTTGATTCTGGAGATCAAAATCCACCTAAGTTAAAGTCCATAGCAAAACGTCTTGGAGATAGTGATGTTGCTAAAGATTTAAGTGCAAAAATCAAGAGACTTGTTCCATAATATGATTACAATACCCTTTAAATCAAAACCAGCTTTTATTGAAAGAGTTCCTTTCGATAATGTTTATTATTTCCTTTATTTTACTTGGAATAGTCGTGGTGAATTTTGGTCTTTCTCTATTGGACTTATCGAGGATGAACCAATAGTTAGTGATATAAAATTAATTCTTGATTTTGATTTACTATCACCATTCAGGATTCCAGAATTACCTCAAGGTAATCTTCTTATTGTTGATACAATAAATAATCAAGCTGAAATTGGACGATATGATTTTGAAAATGAACGTAAATTAAGCATAATTTATATAGAAAAAGATGAAGTACTGTGAGTGAGGCATTCTTATTTAATAGAATCTCTTCTGTTTCTATTGGACCAGAAAATAGTCCTGGTGTAACTTTTTCTGGTTTAAGAATGTCTTTTAATGTTATGAAATCAGTTGAGGCAGATTCAAATAAAGCAAAAATTACTATTTTCAATATATCAGAAACGTCTCGTAATTTAATACTTAAAAAGAATAATTTAGTAGTTCTAAATGCTGGGTATACTGATGGAGATGAATCAGCGATTATATTTGCAGGTCATATAGCAAATTTCACAGTAGATCATGGCGGGGTTGATGTTACTACTGAAATTGAATCTATTGATGGTGGAAAATATATAGAAAATGTTCAACTGTCTCTTTCTTATGGTAGTAACTCGAAATTAAGTCAAATACTTGGTGATATAGCAAGGAAGTTAAGCGTTTCATCGTCAATTGATTTATCCGGTTCATCTGATGTAACCTTTAAAAACCCTGTTCTTTTCTCAGGAGAAATCAGACCTTTTTTAGATAACTTATGTATAGCCAATAGTTTAAAATGGTCATTTCAAAATAACAGACTTAAGGTCCTTAGTGTTGATAAGCCATATTCAAAAGCCAGTTTATTTTTGACAAAAGAATCTGGGTTGATTGGTTCTCCTGAAAGAGAACTTGATATTGATAAAAAGAATAATAGGAAAAAAGATAATGATGTAAAAATACCGGGTTGGATTGCACGGAGTTTATTATATCCAAAAGTTGAGCCAGGTGAATTTATTCAAATTCAATGTAAAGAGATACCAGAACCAACTCCATTTAAAGTATATTCTTTAAAGCATGTTGGTGATACACACGGAAAAGATTGGTACACTGAACTTAAAGTGCAGGTTATTGATGGATCTGAATAATGCAATAAAGTTTTGTATAAATCATTCATTGGCTCATGTGCATACAGCTATACCTGGTGTTGTAGAGTCTTTTAATGGTGAGTATGCGAGTGTTAAACCATCAATAAAGATGATATACACTGATGGTAAAGAACTTGAATTACCTACAATTTTAAAAGCGCCAGTGATGTTTCCACAAACCTCACGAGATGGTTTAACATTTGATATCGAGAAAGGTGACCCTGTTCTTATACTATTTTCTGAAAAATCTTTAGAGGTGTGGTTGAATAAAGGTGGTGTATGTTCACCTGGAAATTTTCGTCGTTTTGATTTGTCAGACGCTTTTGTTATTCCTGGATTGTTTTCACTAAATAATACACCAGAATTAGGTAGTGGCACTGTATTACGGAATGGGTCAACAACTATAGTAATGTCAGATAGTCAAGTAAATATAAATGATGGCAACTTAACTGTGGATATATCATGAGTGCTGAAATTGCAAACATAGATTTTGAAATAAGTGTTACTCAACAGGGAGCTATGCTTCCATTTGGTACTATGGTATTGCCGTTACCAAAAGTAACAAAAGATGATCTAATTACAAATGAATCTACAACCTGCGATGCACCAAGTGGTAAAAATATTGTCACAAAAGAAATGAAAGAAAAATCTGCTGGGATGATAAGTAGTTTGAGTTGTAAAAGTCCAGGTTATGCGGGTGGTACTGGTTCTGATGCACCAATTACTTTGGGTCTTTTAACAATATCAGCTGGGTCATTAAAAGTAAAGTGTGATAGTGAGCCGGCACATATAAAAGGTGATTTTGGCATATGTAGTTGTAGTGTTACGTACACACCACCTTTACCCGGGACACCAGTTACTGTACTAGGTAGTTGTCGTTTTGAAATTACAAATGCGGGTCAAACAAAAGTCAAAGCAAAATAGGAGATAATTATGGCAGCACAACCAACTGTATTACCGGAATTTGCAACAAGTGGTCTTAATGTACTCGAACCAACCCCAACTCAAAAAATAGATGGATGGGTTGCAACTCAAAAACCACCTCATACAACCATGAACTGGTTACATAAAATAACTAATGATTGGCTTGAATGGTTTGCTACTGTTATAACATATGTTATGGGACTTACTACATATATCTTGATGATTAAACCACTTGATGATGGTGCAAGTGTACAGATAAAGGGAGGAGATGGGGTTTTAGAACCGGGTGGAGATATCCTCATTACGGCCGGTGATGCAACAGACAATGATAAAAATGGTGGTAATTTAGTTCTTGTCGCTGGGGTAGGAAACGGAACAGGCGATGATGGAATTATCAAATCGCAAGACCCTCATTACTTTGCAAACGGGAATGCAGGAATAACCTATTATTCAACAGGAATTTTCACTGCAAAAATTAAAGATGTGACACCAACGCAGGAAGTTAATTTTGCCTATGAACGTATTGGAAATATAGTAACAATAAATTGGGAAGATATTATTATACTGGCCGGACAGCAAACTCCAGCTTCTTATGTACACTTTGTAGCACCGGCAGCGAATGATATGCCTGCTGATATTCGTCCGCCATATATACCAGGTAAAGATAATATCGTCAGTACGTGTGTTGCATCATTTACAGATACTGTCGGTATTGAAAACGGCACTATTCAAGTAAATTCAGCAGCAGAAACAACGCGATTTACGTTTTATCCGAATGTTAGAGATTCACTCTTTGATGTTACAAAAGAACACGGAGTGTTAGCAGGAAGCGTTACCTATAGTCTCTTGTACGCAACACCATGATCTGAGAGGCGTAAGTAACTAAAGCCCTGTATTGAAGGTATGATGGTTGTCATTATGATTGTCCGAGGAGGATGATGTGTCAAAAGATATTGCATTAAATATAGATACAGGCGACTTAGCAATAAGGGCTCAGGATCTTTGTCTTGTTGAAAAGATTGATTATATTGAACAAAAATTAATAATCCGGTTACGGTTTTTCTTTTCAGAATGGTTCTTGGATAATACTTTGGGAGTAAAATACGTAGAAAGTATATTTGTTAAAAATCCAGATCTTGATTTAGTTGAAAGTCTTTTAAAGGCTACTATATTAGAAACCCCCGGTGTAGTATCCTTAGTGTCTTTTTCATTGGATTTATCGACCACAAGAGAATTAACTGTTACTTTTAAAGCTAATACTGATTATGGAATCATAACTTTTAATGAGGTAGTACCATGAGTGTCTTTGGTTTGACAAATACAGGATTTAATCCAAAAAGATTGAGTGATATAGATGCTGAATTAAAGGCTGCTTTTATAGCTTCATTTGGTAATATCAATGTAGAAGCAGACTCGGTGTTTGGCCAAATAATAGGTATAATGGATTTTTATTTGGCTGAAGCTTGGGCTCAGACTCACGCTGTCTATTTATCAAAATATCCTTCTTCAGCCAGTGGCATAAATCTCAGAAGAGTTGGTGAATACAATAATGTAACACCATTAGTTTCATTACCTACTCGAGTAGTTGCACATTTCACTGGTACTGAAGGAACAGTCGTAGTGGCTGGAACAGGCATTAATGCCTTTATTGTAAAAGACACCGGTAATTCCTATCAGTTAATTAGCGATTTTGAAATTACTAAAGATATTGTACATAAGGCAGTATGTACAGTATTAAATGCAACAGTTGGTCAAACCTATGGTATAATAGTTAATGGTAATGTTTATAACTATGTAGCAGGTGGTGCAGATACAGAAACTGATATTGCAAATGAATTAGTTTCATTAGTGACTATTGGAGAAACTACTCTTACTGCTACAAATGAAGCAGAGGTTATATCCCTGTTAATTGACGCAGAAAATGATACTTTTTCAATTGATGTTCATGCAAATAACAATGTTGAATTAACTGAGTTTTTATCACCAGGGACTTTTAACAATATAGTAACTGGAGTTATTCCGGTTTATGCGGGTTATATAGACACAATTGATACCTCTCTCACTGGTGTAGATACAGTTACAAACTTATTTCCCGGCACAGTAGGTAGAGGTGAAGAGTCAGATGCAGCTTTTAGAATAAGAAGACTTCAGAGTATTTTGCAGAAATCTGCCACTTTGGAATCTATAGAAACTCGCATACTTACTGATGTTGAAAATGTACTTGCTTGTTATGCTTATGAAAATGATACACCAATAGTGGATATTTATGGACGTCCACCACACTCTATTCAAGTTGTAGTTGATGGTGGTATTGATTCTGAAATAGCGGAAGCATTATACTCAGTTAAACCCGCTGGAATAACTACTTTCGGTGAAGTATCTGAAATTGTAGTTGATAATTTTGGGCATGACCACGTAATTAGTTTCTCAAGACCTGTTCCAAGATATGTACATTTACGACTTACATATACTAAAGATCTTGAAGAAACATTCCCTCTTGATGGTGAAACGCAGATTGCCAATCTCGTATATCAAACCAGTCTTTCATATACAATTGGGAAGAATCTTATTCTTCAAAAATTTACGGCAGAGCCATATATAATTGTTCCAGGAATAGCAACATTAGATGTTGAAGGGGCCATAACCGTTAACCCTGGTGATATACCGTCCTATCAATCGACGAATATTACAATTGATCCGAATCAATCAAGTGTCTTTGATTTATCACGTATTACTATAGTATTAGCACCATAAAACGAAAGGTTCATAATGTCTTTACAAGATAGAATACAGAATCCAAGTGCTAACCAAGCAACAGCCATTCCTATCCACGTATTCACTGCGGCATTTTCTTTGTGGGTACGGGGAGCAATTGACGCGGCAAGACTTCAGGCGGCATTTGGTCTCGATGCAGGTGAAACAAATCAAGCACAATCATTAAAAATTGTGTATGATGCTGCTACCTCCGCTGGCAAGGTGGATTTTTTATTGAAACTGGAAAGTGCCGGTGTCCTATTCGAGCAAGGAATTATTTCGGCAGGCGAGTACGCTTCTATCATGGGGTTATAATCATGGCGTCAAAAATATTATCAAAAGCATTTCAGCTTAATAATTCAACCGGCAATCAGGATATTACCATTGCCGGTATCGGCGGTGAAACCGTCAAGGCCGCACGGTTCTTTGCCTGTACTGCTCCCGCACAAAATGCAAATTCCCCCAACTGGTATAATTCAATTGGCTTTACAGACGGCACAAAT